CGCGTCAACAAGAGCGACCAAACCCGCGGTGACTACCGCGAAATCCGTCGCATGGAACTCCACGAAGTGACGATTTGCGAGAAGGGTATCAACCCCGAAGCGCAATTTCGTATTCTTAAGGAGGATACAGGTGAGAATATGACCAACACGATGACAGAACTGCAAAGCGTCCTTGAGCGTCTTTCTAAGAAATTAGACGATAAGGATGAAGACAACAAGGAAGAGACAAGGAAGGACATCGAAGATTTGATGAAGCCTAAAAAAGACAAGCCAAAGCCGCCTATGTTCGGAGACGACGAAGATGAACCCGAAGACGACGAAGATGAAGAAGGCATGGCATACTCCGATGATGGTGACAAGAAAGACAAAGAGGATGATGAAAAGATGAGCAAAGGAAATGATATGATTACGGGTGACTACTTGGTATGGCTTGAGTCAACTGTGAAAGGCGCGGGCTTTGACCCCCGTGCCGCACGCGACCACTTCAGCAAGGGCTACGGACCGGGCGAATCGGGCTACGACCATCGCGGACAAGGTTCTCTTGAAGGTGCTGGCGAAGACGACTCCGGCAAGCGACCACAACAGAACTTTGGTTCTGCACCAACCGGAAACAAGACTGTCATTAAGGGTAACTATCTCGCTCCTAACAATGTTTCTCAATCCGAAATTGAATCTGCTTACGAGGTCTTCAAGGCCGCGGCTACTGAGCAGAACTTCAAGGCTGACTTGAACAACCACTTCACAGACCGATTCCTTAAGGAACAAAAGGCTGATGCTGATGCAGTCGCGAAGGCTCAATTTGATTCTCGCGCACCTTTGGTTGAATTGCAGAAGGCTGTCCTTGCTCTCAATGACCGCATTGACAATGTTTCTTCAACCGGCGGCTCAATGATTGCAAAGTCAGCGAGCACCGCAACCGTTACCATTCCTAACACCGCTGAGATGGCCGATTTTTCGTGGAACGATGTTCACCGACTTGCCAGCAAAGCGTTGACAGGAGGCGATTACTGATGGCAAGAAATTATGTAAGAACAGTGCAAGACATGGAGCGATACTATTACGGTGGCGCATCCTCAACCGGATACTCATACGGAGCAGGTGACATTCTCAAGGCAGACGCGCCTTTGTTGTCCACTACCGCAGGAACCTACCAAGCAATCTATGGACGAAAGGTTTGGTCACAATTGAACCAAGAGTTCAATGCCTTCTCTATTCTTCCTAAGAAGCCGTGGGAGCGCAGTGGATGGCGTATTCTTACCGCTCGCGCTGAAAGTGGCGTGACTGGTGGTATCGCCGAGAACGGAACACTACCGGAAACCAAGAAACCGACCTTTGAGAATGTGTCCACCAAACCACGGACCATTGCTCACACCTTCGACCTCTCCGAAGTCGCAATGTTCTTGTCCGACAAGGACGATGGACTTGGCGACGCTCGTCAAGTGCTCAAGGAAGAAATGGGTAAGCACCACGCTGAAATGATTAACAAGATGCTTCTTGTTGATGTTGACACACCTGCTGGAAACAACCTCCAATCTCTTGACCGACTTACCTCCGACCCGGATAAAATGACCACAGGAACAGGCCATGTAAGCGCTACCACTGACCACGACATTTACTCCATTACTCGCGACGGAAGCGCAGACTTCCACAGCGCGGAAGTTGATGTTTCCTCATCGAGTTCAACCAACCGCAACCTATCCCTCAATCAACTTGATGGATTGTTCCAACAACTTTGGACCCGTGGTGGAAATCCAAAGGTCATGCTTACAGGCTACGACACTTTGATGCGCGTTCAGCAACTCCTGCAATCCCAACAACGATTCATGGACAGCAAGCGCGTGACTCCTACCTACAATGGTGTGAAGGGTGTTCCCGGTCTTGAGGCTGGATTCATTGTCGCAACATACAACGGTGTGCCAATGATTCCTACTAAGGATATGCCTACTGACGGCTCCGGCTCTATCTCAAGAATGTATTACCTTGACACTGATTACTTGTGGTTCCAAACGGCTATCCCGACTCAATACTTTGAAAGTGGTATCGAAACCGGCGACCCATTCGCAATCAACCGTCTCGGTCAAGAAGGTCTTTACCGAACGATGGGCGAAACATGGTGTTCTTTCTTCGGTGCAAGCGGCTCTATCCGTGACTTGCAGTGAGGTGTTTCTTTTGCCTACAATTACCTACAAAGGGCGACTTCGCACAGGTGCGAACATGGGTCGTCTTGGATGGTGGACTTGGGGTGAAGCACGCGAAGTTACCGCAGAATGGTTAGAGTCCAATAAGGGCGAAATCTTCGGCGGAAATGACTTCGTGATTGAAGGATACGATGTGGATGAGGTTGCTCTCAAAGGCGGCTCACCCGATAACACTTGGACGAAAGGCGACATTATGGCTTGGCTTGATGAGAAGGAAATCTCTTATCGCGCTACGAGCACAAAGAAGACGCTACTCGCGAAGGTGAACGAATCCCTCGCTCCTACCGAAGAATCTAATAATGAGGCGGAAGAAGCACAAACAACAACAGAGAGTGATGAATGATGGCGGCAGGACATACAAGAAACATACGCGAACATATCATGGGCGACATGCACATGCTTGTGGGGACTTTTACAGACGGTGGAACCGATGTTTACTACGGTGACACACTCAGCGAAGTCTTCGCGGCAGGCGGACATGTTACCAGTCTTTACAATACGGG